GATCCATCTGGAAAATTAGCGCAGCAATATCGTGATTTGATGAAGTTGCGGCAGGACGATATTACTACCGTAAAGGGACCAGGAATTCAGAGACTTTTGGGTCAAAAACCAATACAGCGGCGCAAGCCAATGACCGTGGAAGAAGCAATAGCCGCCCAAGACGCACCACCAGGAATGGGTTCCGTAACTGAAACTGAAAAGTCCGTAACGGTTACACCACCAAGAAAAAAGCGCGGCGGTCGCGCCTGTTAGAAAAAAGCGGGGACCCAGGTCCTCGCTTTTAACTGGAGAAAACGATGGCTGACGCTGTTGCAACCCAGACGCTAGTAGACAACGAGCGTATGGCGATTATGAAGTTCACCAACATTTCAGACGGCACCGGCGAGAACAAGGTCCTGAAGGTGGACGTATCAGCCCTCAACCCTGCCGCCAATGGGGGTGCCTGTGACGGGGTTACGATCTATAGGATTCATGCCGCAACAAATGGCATGGAGGTAGAGGTTTTCTGGGACGCCACCACGGACATATTCTGTTGGGGCATCCCGCAGAACACCTTCTACAGCATGGACTTCTCTGCCATGAGCGGCCTGACCAATAATGCCGGGGCCGGCAAGACAGGCGATGTTCTTTTCAGCACCCTGAATCAAACGAGCGGTGACTTCTACACCATCATCCTTGAGATGGTGAAGCACTATGTGCAACCGGTCAACTACACGCTGCCGCCCAACCCAGGCTCTGGATATGAATGATGCCGGCGACTAGCAAGGCCCAATTCAGGTTTATGAAGGCCGCCGCAAGCAACCCTGCGTTCGCCAAAAGATCAGGCATCGCCCCCTCCGTGGCCTCGGAGTTTACCTCCGCCAACAGCGGCAAGAGGTCCTACTCCAGGCTTCCTGAGCACAAGGCATCGGGTGGCGGTCTTTATGCCAACATCGCCGCCAAGAAAAGAAGGATAGCCCAAGGCTCCGGGGAAAGGATGCGCAAACCGGGCTCACCCGGTGCCCCCACCGCGGAGGCGTTCAGAGAGTCTGCCAAAACGGCCAAAGCCGAGGGCGGGGTGTCCCTGTCGGTTGGGCGCGGGGAGAAGCTCTCAACCAACAAGGGCGCAGGACTTACCGCAAAGGGCCGAGAGAAATACAACCGCGAGACTGGCAGCAACCTGAAACCGCCCCAGCCCCAAGGGGGGGCAAGAAAAGACTCTTTTTGCGCTCGTATGTCAGGCGTTGTTAAAAATTCAAAAGGGGACGCCCCAAGGGCAAAAGCATCCTTGAGGCGTTGGAAATGCCCCGGATGGTAAAGGAATGCCATGGCTTACTCTGGAACTATAGGGGCCACCACCGTAAGCGTTCAGACGCTGATTGATCATGGTGCCCGCAGGTGTGGAAAACTAGCCGAGGAGCTGACATCTGAACAACTGGTGTCGGCCAAGCAGTCGTTGTTCTTCCTGCTGTCGCACCTCGCCAACAAGGGCATAAATTACTGGTGCATTGACAAAAAAGTCTTTGGCCTGAAGGCCAACCAGTTCATCTACACGATGCCGCTGGGCACCGTTGATGTGCTGAATGTCCTGTACCGCACCCTGAACCGGCCATCGGGCTCCTACACCTCCTCGGCGGGAGGGGTGGTGGCAAATGTTTACGATGAGAACGTTGACACCATCTGCCAGCAGAGCGCCGCCAACGGCAACATATCGGTCAATTACGGCACCGACAACCCCATCTACGCGGGTTCCATAGGATTTCTGCCCTACGTCGCCGGTGGCGGGTCGGCGACATGGTCGATCATCTACGAGTACAGCACCGATGGCTCCACATGGAGCACGCTTGTTGATCTGGGCGAGATAAGTATCACAGACAATGAGTGGGTATGGACCGACATAGACCCCGGCCAGTCGGTGGAGTATTACCGCATAAGGGCCTATGCCAGCACCACGCTCGCGCTCCGCGAGTGGTATGTCGGAAACAACGCGCTCCTGGTGCAGATGTCGCGCCTGAATCGCGACGACTACACCAACCTGCCGAACCAGAACTTCACGGCAAATCAGCCCTACCAGTTCTGGTTTGACCGCAACGTACCGAATCCAAACCTATACCTCTGGCCAGTACCGGACGATTCTTTCATTCAGATGACGGTCTGGTATCAGCGCCAGGTCATGGATGTTGGGGCGCTGACGGGCGAGATTGAGATACCGCAGCGCTGGTACGAGGCGCTGGTCTTCATGCTATCGCACAGGATGAGCCTGGAGCTGCCCCTGGTTGCCGCGGACCGCATCGGTTACCTGGAGAAGCAGGCCGACAAGTACCTCTTCGAGGCCGAGCAGGAAGAAAGAGACAAGTCACCCATCTACCTTGCCCCTAACATTTCAGTCTACACAAGGTAAGTGTGCCCATATTTCTTGACACCAGGGGTCTTGCATCGGTAGCCATAGCCGTCTGCGACCGCTGCAAGATGAAGGTGCCTTTCGTCAGCCTGGTTGCAGACACCAACTTTCCGGGCTTGAGAGTGTGCGCCGACAGGGGCTGCAAGGATGAACTAGACCCGTACCGGTTGCCGGCACGCAAGACCGAGCGCATTAACCTGCGTTTCCCTCGTCCCGATGTCAGCGTCGCGATTGACCCCAACGCGCTGGTCACCAGCGGCTCTACCCAGTACGACATAACGACAGAAGGAAACACGCAAACGCCGGAGAATACCGGCAACCTCGACAACATCGCACCGAGCCCATAATGGCCCAAGTACAAATCTCGCAGCTACCCTCAGCCGGCGCCATAACAGGCACAGAGCTGGTGCCAATTGTTCAGGACGGTGTGACGGTAAAGACCACGACCGGGGCGATCTCTGCCTCCCCGTCGCAGGACCAGACATTCATCACCGTAAACCAGGAACCCACCCTTGCGCAGTCACGCAGCCTCACAGGGGGCACCGGGATAGGGTTGGTGGACGGGGGAGCCCAAAGCACCCTCCAGATCACCCTGAACGCCACCTGCGGCTCCCTGGAGTCATCTGGCACCGGCCTGATAGCCAAGACCGCGGGCGCCACCGTCACGGCGCGTACCCTGACCGCATCGGGCGCCGGCGTCTCCGTCTCGAACGGCAACGGCGTGTCTGGCAACCCCACCGTCTCCCTGAGCGGTCTGGCGCTTGCTTTGGCAAATACCGGTGGCACCGGGATGCTGGCGGTTGTGGGGGGGAGCACGATCTCCGGGCGCGAGATTTACGGGACCGCCAACCAGGTCAGCGTGGCCAACGGCAACGGGTCTGACAACCCCACCATATCCCTCGCCTCCAACCCGGTGATCCCGGGCACCGGGGCGATGACGGTCCCTGTCGGGACAAGTGCACAGCAACCAGTCGGCTCAGGCGGTCAATTCCGCTTCAATTCGGACACCCAAACCTTTGATGGCTACGCCTCCGGCACCTGGAGTCAGTTCTCGTTGGCCGGTGGTGTCACCTCTTTTAGCGCTGGAACGACCGGATTCACGCCAGCAGGCGTCACAACGGGCGCGATCACGCTCGCAGGCACCCTAAACCCAGCGAACGGCGGTACGGGCGTCAACAATGGCGCCTACACCATAACCTTGGCCGGGAGCATCTCCACGGCCGGCGCCTTCACGACCTCCGGGGCCAACGCGCTGACCCTGACCACCACCGGGGCCACCAACGTCACTTTGCCCACCACGGGCACGCTGGCGACCCTTGCCGGGACCGAAACCCTCACCAACAAGACCCTGACTCTGCCCATCATCGCGCAGATCAGCAACACCGGTGTCCTGACGCTGCCCAACAGCACCGACACTTTGGTTGGGCGCGCCACGACCGACACCCTGACCAACAAGTCAATCAGCGGATCAACCAACACGCTGACCAATATCCCGAATTCGGCCCTAACCAGCTCATCAGTAACAATCGGCACGACCAGCATATCGTTGGGCGCCACCACGCTGACATTGGGGGGGCTCACATCCATCGCGCTCACACAAGACCCCTCGAGCGCGTTGCAGGTCGCAACCAAGCAGTATGTGGATACCCTGGTCTCCTCGGGGGTCACCTACCACACCCCGGTCAAGTACGAGGTGCCCGATACCACAGGAAACCTGAACGCCACCTACAACAACGGCGCCTCCGGGGTCGGGGCCACGTTGACCAACGCGGGCGCCCTGGGCGCCTTCACCCCGGACGGGGTGGTTGCGTCGGTCGCGGACCGAATCCTGGTCTACAACCAGACCGCCGCGGCCCAGAACGGCGTGTACACGGTCACGACGGTCGGTAACGGCGCAACTGCCTGGGTCCTGACCAGGGCCACCGACGCCAACAGTTACGCCCTGAAGAGCTCCACCGCTCTTGGGGAGGGGGACGCATTCTTCGTGTCCTCGGGCAACACCGGCGCCGGGGAGACCTATGTCTGCAACACCTCCGGCACGATTACCTTCGGCACCACCTCGATCACCTTCGCGCAAATCTCCGCCTCCCAGGTCTACAGCGCCGGCACCGGCCTGACCCTGAGCGGGACCCAGTTCTCTATCACCAACACCGGGGTCAGCGCGGCCACCTACGGGTCGGCCTCCCAGGTGCCTGTGCTGGCGGTCAATGCCCAAGGTCAACTGACCACGGTCACCAACACCCCGATAGCAATCAACGGCAACCAGATCACCTCCGGCACCGTAGGGGTGTCCTTCGGGGGCACAGGGCTGTCCTCAGGCACCTCGGGTGGGGTTCTGTACTTCTCCGGGGGCACCACCCTGGCGAGCTCCGGGGTCCTTGGCGCAAGCAGCCTGGTGGTCGGTGGCGGGGCCGGGGCGGCCCCCTCGAGCATCACAACCGGCACCGGGGTGACCGCCGCCCTTGGGGTCAACACGGGAACCGCGGGCGCCTTCGTGGTGAACGGGGGCGCCCTGGGGACACCGTCCTCAGGCACCCTGACCAACGCCACGGGGTTGCCCCTTACAAGCGGTGTGACCGGTACGCTCCCGATAGCCAACGGGGGAACAAACTCAACGGCGACCGCAACGGCGGGGGGCGCAGCCTATGGAACCGGGAGCGCGTTTGCGTTCACCTCCGCAGGCACCGCCGGACAGGTATTAACATCCACGGGATCAACTGCTCCCACATGGTCTGGCATCTCTGGAGGAACTTTCTAAGGATATACATATGGCTCAAACAGGATACACCCCCATCCAACTTTACCATAGCACCTCTGCTGGCACGTCGCCTAGCGGCGCCAATCTTGCCTCAGGCGAGGTGGCGTTGAATGTCACTGACGGCAAGCTGTATTACAAGGATGGTGGGGGCACGGTGCAGTTGCTTGCCAGCAAAGATGCGTCAAGCGGAACATTTAGCAACGTAACGATCACTAGCAACCTCACCCTCTCCGGCGGCACCGCCAACGGGGTGCTGTACCTGAACGGCAGCAAGGTGGCGACGAGTGGGAGTGCGTTGGTATTTGACGGCACCAACCTCGGCGTTGGGACGAGTTCACCGGAC